GTCATTTATATCCACGAGGGATTTTCCGAGCAAATGCCCCCAAGGGTATACAGAGAGCATGAACGGTTTCAGATAAGAGGTGAGAGCGTCATGAAGGCAACTCAATGGAAACGGAAGATAGTTCAACAGTGCAAGGCGCTGGGCACCTATGACGTCTCATACTCCGGCGCAGTCTCTACCCTTGCAGACCTGCTTGAGAGGCGTGATGAAGCCTATGAGCAATTCAAGGCGGAGGGCAGTCACGCCACAATACAGCGCACAAGCGACCGAGGCGCGGTGAACCAGGTCATAAACCCGGTGCTCAAACTGTGGCAGGACCTCAACCGCGATGCGTTGGCCTACTGGCGGGACCTCGGCCTGACTCCCGCCGGTTACAAGCGTCTCAACCTGGAGGCGGCGCAGACCAAGAGCCAGGGCGGGCTGGAGAAACTACTTGAGCAGCTGATGACCGATGGCTAAACGATTCAGAGCGGTGGCGGTAAAGTACGCCGAGGACGTGGTTGCCGGGCGCATCACCATCGGCGCGGAGGTCGTGGCGGCCTGTCGTCGGTTTCTCGATGATCTGAAGCGCGACGACATAGAGCTGCGGGATCATGAGCCAGACCTTGCCATCAACATCATGCAGACCACCCTGGTACATGCCCAGGGCGAGGATATAGAGGGGCGGCCCCTGCTGGGGCGGCCTTTTATATTGGAGCCGTGGGAGGTGTTCATCACCTTCAATCTGCTGGGCTTCTACTATAAGGGCACAGACCGGAGACGGTACAATGAGGCGTTTATAGAGGTCGCCAGGAAGAACGGCAAAACCTCATTCATCGCGGGACTGGCCTGGGCGGTTGCCATCATACAGCGGCATTCCGGGTCGGTGTGCTACATCGTGGCGGCGGCGCTCAAACAGACCTTGCAGGCGTTCCACTTCCTGACCTTTTCGCTCCAGTATAAGAAAATCGACAAGCTGTTCGAGATTCGGGACAACAGCTTCGAGCACTCGATCAAGTACACATTCAAAAAGCCGGACGGGACGCCGGACGGAAAGATCGAGATCGTGGCCATGCCATCGAACCCGGATTCGCAGGATTCTTTCAACTGCAATTTTGCCATCGCCGACGAGGTGGCGGCCTACAAGCGGCCATCACAGTATAACCGCTTCAAGGAGGCCCAGAGCGCTTATACCAATAAGCTGATGATCGGCATCACCACCGCGGGCGACAATATCAACTCTTTCGGCTACAACCGGCAGGAGTACGCGGTCAAGGTCGTTACCGGACAGATCAAGGATGACGCTTTCTTCGCCTTCGTGGCGCGCGCTGATAAGGATGAAAACGGCAATGTCGATTATACCAACCCGGAGCAGCACATGAAGGCAAACCCGTCCTATGGCGTCACCAAGCGCCCGGATGATCTGATAAATGCGGCGCGGCAGGCCCAGAACGACCCACAGCAGCGCAAGGATTTTCTGAGCCGGGAGCTTGACATCTACACCACGGCCATGAACGCCTATTTTGATCTCTCGCAGTTTCAGCGCTCCGACGCGGCCTATAACTGGACGCTGGAGGAGCTGGCGCGGCTGCCGGTCAACTGGTACGGCGGCGCGGACCTGTCCCGCGTGCATGACCTGACCGCCGCGGCGCTGTATGGGCAATACAACGGCGTGGACATCTGCATCACCCACGCATTTTTCCCGCTGCCGGAGGCCGTACGCAAGGCCGAGGAGGACGACATCCCGCTGTATGGCTGGAAGGATGACGGATGGCTGACCATGTGCAACTCTCCTACCGTCAACTATGGCGACATTGTGCAATGGTTCGTCGCCATGCGCAAGATGGGCTTCAAGATCAAGGCCGTGGGCCATGACCGCAAGTTCGCCGGAGAGGAGTATATCCCCCTGATGCAGCGCGCGGGCTTCAAGGTCGTGGACCAGCCGCAGCTGTACATCCTCAAATCCAAGGGTTTCCGCCATATCGAAAAGGCCGCGAAAGACGGCACGTTGTACTATCTCCACTCGGAGGCTTACGAGTATTGCGTGGCAAACGTCAAGGCCATCGAAAAGGCGGACGACCTAATCCAATATGAAAAGACCGAGCCGGAGCATCGAATTGACCTGTTTGATGCTTCAGTTTTTGCCTGCATCCGAATGCTGGAAGAATCAAACAAAAAACAATGGACATGGTGAGGTGATAGACCTTGAGCAAACGCAAACGGCGACAGACCCGCGCGGGCTGTGAGCCTCAAAAGCAGAATCCTGTCGCGCTGTGGCTGTCCGACGCCGACCTGTGCGTGTCCGGCTACACCCGCCTGAGCGACAACCCGGAGATTCAAACGGCGTGCCTGCGCATCGCGGAGCTGATTGGCAGCATGACCATCTACCTGATGAGCAACACAGACAAGGGCGACGTGCGGATCGTCAATGAGCTGTCCCGGATGATCGACATCACGCCCAACGGCAACATGACCAGGGCGCAATGGATGACGGCCATCGTCATGAACCTGCTGCTGTACGGCAAGGGCAACAGCATCGTGATACCGCATACCTACGAGGGCATCCTGCGAAGCCTGGAGCCCATCGCGGCGAGCCGGGTGCAGTTTATGCCCGTGGGCAACAGCTACCGCGACTATCGCGTCATGATCGACGGCGTGGCCCGCGACCCGGCGAACGTGCTACATATCGCCTATAACCCGGACCCGACCTATATGTGGCGCGGGCAGGGCGTAACGGTGACGCTCAAGGACATCGCCAACAACCTAAAACAGGCCCAGCGGACTGAGAACGCCTATATGAGCACGGAATGGAAGCCGTCTATCATCATCAAGGCGGCGACCAACGACGAGTTTCTGTCCAGCCCGGAGGGGCGCTCCAAGTTTCTTGACAGTTACGTCAAGTCGGCGAAACAGGGCGAGCCGTGGGTGCTGCCGTTGGATCAAATGGACGTGCAGCAGGTGAAGCCGCTGACCCTCTCCGACCTTGCCATCAAAGACACCGTGGAGCTGGACAAAAAGACCGTGGCCGCGGTGGTGGGCGTCCCGGCGTTCCTGCTGGGCGTGGGGACATACAACCGCGAAGAATGGAACACCTTCATCCAGACAAAGGTCCGGGTGATCTCCCAGAATATCGCCCAGGAAATGACCCGCGCCCTGATTACATCGCCCAAATGGTATCTGCAATTCAACTATTGGTCTTTGATCGACTACGACATGAAGGCCATCTCCGACGTGCTGCTGGCCGGTTCGGATCGCGGATTTGTCAACGGCGACGAGTGGCGTGACCGGATGCACATGGCCCCGGCGGGCCTGACTGAGTTCCGAGTCCTCGAAAACTACATCCCCGGCGACATGGCCGGGCAGCAGAGCAAGCTGGTGGGCAACACATGAGGCCGGTTTTGACATGCCCGAACGCGCGCTATATCGCCGAAATGCGGATATTCTGCGACAAGGCCAAACAGCTATGCGGCAATCAATTTTATAAACAGTGCAAGGGCTGGTGGGCGCTCAATGCGAGCGCTGACCGCTGCCCGGTGAGGAGGCAATCTGATGGAACGCAACACGCGACAAATCAGGACCGTGGCGACGGACTTCGCCACCCGTGAGGACGGCGACCAGCTGCATATCTCCGGATATTTCGCCGTTTTCAATTCCATTTATGAAATCGCGCCCGGCATGACTGAGAGCATCGCCCCCGGCGCTTTTTCTCGCACGCTGCCCGGCGGTGATGTCCGGGCGCTGGTCAATCACGACACGACGCTGGTCCTCGGCAGGACGAAGGCGGGCACGCTGGAGCTCAAAGAGGACGCGCGCGGACTCTGGGGAGACATCGCCATCAATCCGAACGATGGCGACGCCATGAACCTGTATGAGCGCGTCAAGCGTGGCGACGTGGACCAGTGCTCCTTCGGCTTTGAGATCGTCAGCGAGGAAACCGACTTCCGCGACGACGGCTCTGTTCACTGGACCATCACCGATGTAAACCTTTACGAGGTATCGGCGTGCACTTTCCCGGCCTACGAGGCCACCAACATATCCGCGCGTGAAGCCCAGCGGGACGCCATGGAAGCCCGCCGCCTGACCGCATGGAAAAACGACATGAAAGCGAGGATCAAGCATGGCACTTAAAGCGCTGCTGCTGAGAAAGCAGATTGACAACAAAAAGAAGGCCCTGGAGGCCCTGCGCGCCAAGGACGCCGAGTTTACCACCCGCGAGGCCGAGCTGACGCAGGCCATCGACGAGGTTGAAAACGACGAACAGCGCGCCGGCGTGCAGGAGCTGGTGGACGCCTTCACCGCCGAAAAGGAGGCTCACGACAAGCAGGCCGCTGACCTTCAGACCGAGATCGAGGGTCTGGAGGATGAACTGAGGGCCGAAGAAGAGGCCCAGGACACCGAACCGCCCGCCGGTAATCCCGCGGGCGAAACTGAGAGAGGAGCGAAAATCATCATGAACCGAGCCGCCGAGAGATTCTTCAAGCGCTTCACCGAAACCGAGCGCGCCGCCTTCGTCGCCCGTGACGACGTAAAGGCCTATCTGGGCGAGGTCCGCGCCGCCATCAAGGAGAAGCGCGCCATCACCAACGTGGGCCTGACCATCCCCGAGGTCATGCTGGGCCTGCTGCGTGAAAACATCATCAATTACTCCAAACTGTACCGCCACGTCACCGTCCGGCCCATCAACGGCGAGGGCCGTCAGCTCATCATGGGCACCATCCCCGAGGCCATTTGGACCGACTGCTGCGCCAATCTGAATGAGCTGTCCCTGGGCTTCAACGACCTGGAAATGGACTGCTACAAGGTCGGCGGTTTCTTCGCCATCTGCAACGCCAACATCGAGGATTCCGACCTCAATCTGGCCGCCGAGGTGCTGTCCGCGCTGGCGCAGGCAATCGGCATCGCCCTGGACAAGGCGATTCTGTATGGCCGCAACGCCTCCGGCACCATGAAGATGCCCCAGGGCATCGTCTCCCGCCTGGTGCAGACCGAGGCCCCGTCCGGCTATCCGGCCACCGCGCGCCCGTGGGCTGATCTCCACACCTCCAACGTCATCAGCATCACCGCCGCGAACAGCACCGGCGTGAAGCTGTTCCAGTCCATCGTCACCGCCTCCGGCGCGATGAAGGGCAAGTACAGCCGCGGTGAGAAGGTATGGATCATGAACGAGGCCACCTATACCAAACTGACCGCCGAGGCCCTGACCATCAACGCGGCGGGCGCTATGGTCAGCGGTGTCAACGGCGTCATGCCCGTGGTCGGCGGCATCATCGAGGTGCTGTCCTTCATCCCAGATAACGTCATCATCGCGGGCTACTTCGATCTCTACACCCTGGCCGAGCGCGCCGGTTCCCGCTTCGCATCCTCTGAGCACGTGCGGTTCCTGCAGGATCAGACTGTGTTCAAGGGCACCGCGAGGTATGACGGTGCGCCCGCCATCGCCGAGGCGTTCATGGCCATCGGCATCAACGGCACAACTCCCAACGCCACCATGACCTTCCCGACCGACACCGCGAACACCTGATCCTTTCGGAGGTGATGTAAATGGACAACCTGCTGACCATGCTCAAAGTGGATTTGGGCATCATGTCCTCCACGGCGTATGACGCGAGGTTGAGACAATACATCACCTCCGCCAAGTCGTTCATCATTCGGGAGGGCGTGCTGACGCTCAACGCCTCCAGCCCCGCCGACGCCCAGCTGATCGTCATGTATGCGGCATGGCTGTGGCGTCGGCGCGACACCATGGAGGCCATGCCTCCCGCGCTGCGCGTGGCGCTGAACGACCGCAAATTCCGGGAGGCGGTGCAGAATGACTGACACCACCATTATCCTGATCGGCACCACCCGCGAAAAGGACGCCCGCGGCGTATACCGCGACACCGGCGAGACCACGCGGGAGGTGTTCGCCAAGGTCAACAGCGTCACCCGCGCCGAGTTTTTCAACGGCGGGCAATCCGGCTTTCGGCCAGAGTACCGCTTCGACGTATTCCACGCTGAATATCAGGGGGAGGCCGAATGCGAGTATGATGGCGTCCGCTATGCCATATATCGCACCTACCGCAACCCCGCCACGGATTACATGGAGTTATACGCCGAGAGGAAGGTGGGCGTCCATGGCGCGTAAAACAGCCATCGACAAGCTGGCAGAGGACATCGGGAAGATACTGAACGAGTATCAGGACGACGTCAAGGGCAATCTATCGGAGATCGTCACACAGACGGCGAGAAAAGGCGCTCAGGCCATGCGGAGAGCATCGAAGCAGGCCACAGAGACGCACACCGGAGACTACGCCAAGGGCTGGACGTCACAGGTCTACAAGGAGCGCCTGGGCACCTCCGCGGTGATCTATAACAACCACCCAGGCCTTCCGCATCTGCTGGAATACGGCCATGTTACCCGCAACGGCACGGGGCGAGTATTTCCACCGACGCCGGGGCGTGAGCACATCGCGCCAATCGCCGAGGAGATCACACAGACCTTTGTCAGGGAGGTGCAGAGCAAGCTATGACCTATGAGCAGATCGACGACATGATCGGCAGCGTGGGCTTGCCCTACGCCTATAACTACTTCGCCAAGGGTGACGTGAACCGCCCGGCTGGCCCGCCGTTCATCGCCTTCCTTTACCCGCAAAACAACGACTTCGCAGCGGACGACCACAACTATATCCATGTTGAGCAGCTGGTGATTGAGCTGTACACCGACAACAAGGATTTTGACCACGAAACGGCCATCGAGGACGTGCTGAACGCCAACGATCTGCCGTTTGACAAGGATTGTACATACCTCGACGATGAGCATATGTACATGACGACCTATACCACGGAGGTGTGTATAAATGGCTCTCGGAGCGAATGAGAACAAGGTAAAATTCGGCCTCAAAAGGGTGGCATTCGCCATCGCCACCATCGCCGAGGATGGCAGCGCGACCTACAGCGCGCCTGTGACCTTCCCCGGCGCGCGTACGTTGTCTATGGAGCCCCAGGGCGCGGGTGAGCCCTGGTACGCTGATGACGGCGTATACTACTACAACAGCGCCCCGGCGTCCCGACAGGGCGACCTCGAAATGGCGCGTATCATCGACGCCTTCAAGAAGCAGGTCCTCGGCTACGTCCAGGATGAGAAGGGCCTGCTGCTGGAGGACATGAACCCGGAGACCGTACACTTCGCGCTGCTGTTTGAAACCATGAACGATAAGAAGCCGAAGCGCTATGTCATGTATAACTGCGTTGCCACTGCGCCCACCGTCGGCAGCGCTACCAACGAGGGAAGCAAGGAACCCCAGACGGAGACCTCCACCATCGCCTCCACAGGCATATATGTTGAGGGCTTCAACAAGTGGTTCGACCACGCCGAGACCACCCCGGAGACCGACGCGACGGCCTACGCCAACTGGTTCACCGCCGTGCAGGTCCCCACTGCGCCTTAACGGAGGATCATATGGCGAGCAAAAAGATCAAGATCGGCAGCCGCGAGGTGGAGATGCTGGCCGTCTCCAGCTGCAACTTTTACTATCGTCGTCTGTTCGGCGAGGACCCCTTTGAGCTCCAGGCGCTGGCTGCGTCCCGCGATGGCGGCCAGGCCATGGGCATCACCTTCGCCATGCAGATGGGTTTCGTCATGATGAAGGCCGCCGAGGCCCACGGCGACCGGAACATCATGAACGCCCTGACGCTGGACGAATATCTGGACTGGATTGACCAGTTTGATACCTTCGACTTCGCCCAGCCGTCCGGCGACATCATCATGCTTTACGCCAATCAGGGCAAGACCCACTCCCTCGAAAAAAAAGAGGGCGGCGAACCGAGCGCCAGTTAAATACCTCGGTGTTTATCATGCGCGCGCTCCAGGTCGGGCTTAAATTGTCCGACCTGGATTTTTTAGAGACAGGCGAGGTCATCGACATCCTGATCGAGCGCGGCAACGATGATTTTGATTATGCCCTCCTCCCTGAGGATGGCGAAAGTCCGTTTTAGGTGGTGAGACTATGGCAAGCAAGAGGATTCAGGGCATCACGATAGTGATTGATGGCGAGACCGGCCCGCTTCAAAATGCGCTGAAAAAGGTGGACACGGAGCTGAGGAAAACCCAGGGCAACTTGAAGGACATCAACAAGCTGCTGAAGCTGGACCCCGGCAACACCGAGCTGCTGGTGCAGAAGCAGAAAAACCTGCAAGAATCCATCAAGGCCATCGAGGAACGGCTGAAAACCCTCAAAGCAACGCAAACCGATTCACTCTCGCCGGAGGAATACGACAATCTCCAGCGCGAGATCATCGACACGGAGCAGCATTTAGAGGGCCTGCAAGACGAATATCGAGAGTTTGGCAGCGTCGCCCAGCAAAAGATCGCCGCGGCCGGACAGGCCATGCAGGACATGGGCGGCAAGATTGCCGACGCCGGGCGCAAAATGCAGGAGATCGGCGGGATCATCCCCGGCGAGCTCAAAAAGATCGGCAGCGCCATCAATGAGCATGTACTCCAACCCATGCTCCAGGTGGCCAAGGTCGTTGGCGCTGCGGGTTTTGCGGCCACCACGGCGCTGACCAAGGGCGCGGTGGACGCCGCCTCCGAATATGAGCAGCTGTCCGGCGGCATCGTCAAGCTGTACGGAGACGCGGCGGGCAAGGTGGCCAAGAACGCCCAGAAGGCCTATAAGACCGCCGGGCAGTCCGCCAACGACTACATGAAAACGGTGACGTCGTTCTCGGCGTCGCTGATCTCCTCCCTGGGCGGCAACACCCAGAAGGCCGCGAAGATCGCAGACATGGCAATCCGCGACATGAGCGACAACGCCAACACCTTCGGCACAGATTTCCAGACCATCGAGGGCGTTTACAAGGCCCTGGCCAAAGAGCAGTATAACACTCTCGATAATCTGTCTCTGGGCTACGCGGGCACCAAGGCGGGCATGGAGCAGCTGATCCGCGACGCCGAGCGCATGGATGAGACCTTTAAGGTCACACATAAGACCGTCAAGAAGGGCAAAGAGGTCAACGACGAGCTGGCCTATTCCTATGCCGATGTCATCCAAGCCATCCACATCGTGCAGGACAACATGCACATCGCCGGAACCACGACCAACGAGGCGTCCAAGACCATCGAGGGCAGCATGAACGCCATGAAGGCGTCGTGGCAAAACCTGCTGACCGCCATCGGCACCGGCGGCGACGTAAAAGAAGCCACAAAGAACGCGCTGGAGGCCGCGGGGACATACCTGATTGACAACCTATTCCCGACCATCCAGCAGTCCCTTTCCGGGATTGAAGAAGTTTGGCAGTATGTCATAGATCGGGTTATATTTCATCTGCCGGAGATTACAAAAACCGTCACGGAATGGCTCAAGAAACTTCCTGACGTAATCAAGGAGAATTTTATTGATTATCTCCCGTGGCTGTTGGAATCGGTAAAAATTGCAGTTTCACAACTGCTTTGGGATATTTCCGGAGAGCTGTCCAAGTGGTTCGGCGACGGCAGCACAACCAGTGAGATTTTTACCGGATTGCAAACATCCTTTGACAATATTGTCGGCGCGCTAGAAACCATAGGCGGCGCTCTAAGTAGACTGTGGACGGAAACGCTGGAACCGTACTTGAAAAACGAACTCAAGACCTTTATCGAGGACACACTCCCGAAGCTGACCGGCATAATCAGCAGTATTGCCGACGGAATTTCTGGCCTGATCGACTGGTTCAACGGCCTCGACCCGGAAATCAAGAATACCATTCTCGATGTGGCGAAGGCGATACTTGTTGGCAGTCTCGCCATATCCACCATCGGCAGCGTAATCAAAAAGGGCGGAGAGCTGATAAGCAACATCGGGAGCATTGTATCAGTGTTGGGAGCCGGCCCCGGTGGTCTGATCGCTGCGATTGCGCTTGCCGCCTTTTGGGTCTATGAGCATTGGGAGGACATCAAAGACGCATTTGAAAAAGCCAAGGTCTGGATTTCAGAGAGGATCGACGCGATCAAGGACGCTTTTGAAACGGCAAAAGTCTGGATCATAGAGAGATTTGACGCGATAAGCAGCGCACTCGACACCGCAATCAAAGACGCCGGCGAATGGTTTGCCGGCCTCGGAAAGGACATCAGGTCCGTTTGGGACGAATACTTCCAGCCGGTCGTGGATTGGTTGGGCGAGAAGTTCAACGGTGCGATTGAGGCCATCCAGCCCGCCCTGGAGGGTATCACGAAGTTTTTGACTGATGTGTTTACTGGGAATTGGGAAGGTGCATGGAACAGCATTGTCAACCTTTTCGGGAAAGTATTCGGGAAAATCGGCGACAAGATGAAGGAGCCGATCAATGCTGTTATTGACGGTCTAAACTGGATGATTGACAAGGTTGAGGGCGCTATCAACTCGGTTATAAGCGGCATCAACAACCACCTGAAAATCGACGTCGATTTCGGCAAGGTGCCGGATTGGGTGCCTGATTTCATGGGCGGCGGCAGGTCTTTGGGCGGTATCCACTGGGGCGCGAACCTCAGCACCGTCAACTGGGGCCGTATCGACAAGCTCATGGCAAACGGCGGCATCCTCGGCGAAGGCCAGCGCGCCATCGTCGGCGAACACGCCCCGGAATACCTGCGCGTGGTCAATGGCCGCGCCATCGTGACGCCCATGACCAACCAGCCCGCGAGGATGGGCGGGGACACCAACGTCAGCATCACCATAAACGCCCAGCCCGGCCAGTCCGCCGAGGACATAGCCGCGGCGGTCAAGCGTGTGTTTATCAGAGAGATGCAGCAGAGGGAGGCGGCTTATGCGTAATTACCTCATCATGGACGGCGTGGACAGCCGCACCTTCGGCCTCTACATCAACGGCGTGGACACTTTCGGCGCTCCGGCGCGGGAGGTGTCCACGCTCCAGATTCCGGGCCGCAACGGGGACATCATCGTCAAGGCGGACAGGCTGCAAAACTACGATCTGACCTATAGCTCCTTCATCGTCCGCAACTTCGACGCCAATATCGCCGCGCTGCGGGCGTTTTTGCTATCCAAAACCTCCTATTTCCGTCTGGAGGACACCTATCACCCAACCGAGTACCGGATGGCCTATTTTCGCGGGCCGTTCACACCGGCGGTAAATCAGCGCCTCAACGCGGCGAAGTTCGATTTGGTGTTCAACGTGAAACCGCAGCGTTTTTTGAAGAGCGGGGAAGCGTACCAAAGTGCCATGAGCGAGCAGATCACAAACCCAACGCAATTTGTGTCGCGCCCTCTTATCGAGTATTTTGGCAACGGCACTTTGACCATCGCGCAATCCGGCAAGCCTGCTGTGACACTCACGATCACCAACAACGCCAGCAGATATGTATATATCGATTGCGATACCATGGAGTGCTATACCGGGACCACAAGCCGAAACGGCGACGTTTCGAGCAATCAAAACGGCTTCCCTTTGCTTTACCCGGGTACAAACACTATTTCTTTCACAACCAGTAATATCCCGCGAATCATGCCGAGGTGGTGGACAGTATGATCCCGATTCTGTATGAGGCCACCGAAACGGCCTTTACCTCCAATGGCGTCTGTAGATTGCCGGATTGTGGTATCTGCCAGGTGACGGAGGAGCGAAACGGCGTCTATGAGTGCATGTTTACCTATCCCATCACCGGGGCACACTTCGCCGACATCAGAGAGGGCCGGATTATCTTTTGCACCCACGACGAGAGTGGGCGCGCCCAGCCCTTTGACATCTATGCCAGGTCTGAGCCCATCGACGGCGTGGTGACCTTTTACGCCCATCATATCAGCTACCGTCTGGGCCGGGTGATCCTCCAGCCCATGACCGCGGGGTCGTGCGCAGCGGCGCTGAACGCCATCCCGTCCCACACCTACAACGCCTGCCCGTTCACGTTTTGGACCGACAAGACCACAGCGGGCAACTTTACCACACACGCGCCGAAGCCCGTCAAGGAGGCGCTGGGAGGCTCTCAGGGCTCCATTTTGGACGTGTTTGGCAAGGGCGAATACGAATGGGACCGGTTCGCCGTCAAACTTTATGTAAACCGTGGCGCGACCACAAGTGTGACAATACGTTACGGCGTCAATATGACCGGGTACAACCGCGACCTCAATTATGTCAATGCTTATAACGCCTGCGTCCCCTACTGGCTCAATGCCTCGACCAACGAGCTTGTAACGCCCGGCGTGGTGTACGCCTCCGGCTATGACGCCTCCAGCGCCGAGCCGGTGACCATGGACCTGTCCACGGAGTTTGACAGCGCCCCGACCGAGCAGCAGCTGATCGACAAGGCCACGGCCCGCATGAACAGCAATCAATCATGGTTGCCATCGGACAATATCACGGTCAGCTTTGTCCCGCTGTGGCAAACGGAAGAATACGCCGACGTTGCGCCCCTCCAGCGCGTCAAGCTGTGCGACAAGGTCAATGTGGTCTATGGGCCGGGCAATGTCATGATTCAAGGCGTGCAGGTTATCCGCACCGTCTATGACGTGCTGCTGGACCGCTACGACAGCATGGAGCTGGGCACCGCCCGCGCCACCTTCGAGGCGCTGCTGAAGGCCGACATCACGGAGGCCGTTTTTGAGAACGTCCCCACCAAATCCTTTTTGGAGGAGTTTGTCGATTATGCCACGGAGCTCATTACCGGCAACAGCATCTTAGGCGGCCGTGTGGTGCTGCACAAAGACGCCACCACCGGCGAGCCTTACGAGCTGCTGATCCTCGACAATCCGGACATCTCACAGGCCATCCACGTTTGGCGGTGGAACAGCGGCGGCCTGGGGCACTCATCCCATGGCTACAACGGCCCCTATGATGATGTTGCCATCACCATGGACGGCAAGATCAACGCCACCGCCATTGCCGTGGGCGTGCTCAACGCCGCCATCATCAAGGCGGGCGTGCTGTCGGACGCCGCCGGTCTCAACACATGGGATATGGTCTCCGGCGCGCTCAACATGACCACCGGCAGCATTAACATCGGGAATGGTAATTTTGCCGTCACAAACGGCGGTGTGATGAGCTGCAAGGGTGCCAACATAGAGGGCACGCTTACGAGCTCAGGGCCGTCAGGTGTGAGCCCGATAGTTATCAGCAATGGTAAAATTACAGGCGGCATAAATGGAGGCGAAATCAGCTTTAGGGGAGGCTTTAACCCCAACAGCTTACAATCCATATACTTAAAAGCCGCAGAGCTGCAATTGTATCTCAACTACATATACGTGACGGAATCTTATGGCAGCTCCAATATATATCAAGGAGCAAGTCAAACTTTTGAGCTTTTGGATGATAATGGGATTGTATGGCATATGCGTTTTGTCAATGGGATTTTAGTAGTCGATACGTAATGAGGGGGTATTTTGAACATGGCACTCAAAAAAAACGAGAACAAGGTTAAATTCGGCCTTAAGAGGGTGGCGTTTGCTATCGCCACCATTGCCGAGGATGGCAGCGCGACCTATGGCGAGCCTGTGACCTTCCCCGGCGCGCGCACGTTGTCCATGGAGCCGCAGGGGGCCGGGGAGCCGTGGTATGCTGACGACGGCGTTTACTACTTCTCCAGCGCGCCATCCTCCCGCCAGGGCGACCTTGAAATGGCGCGGATCATCGACGCATTCAAGCGCCAGGTTCTCGGCTACATCGCCGATGCCAACGGCATCCTGCTGGAAGACATGAACCCCGCCGAGGTGCATTTCGCCCTGCTGTTTGAGACAATGAATGACAAACGCCCGCGGCGATATGTCCTCTATAACTGTATGGCGACAGCCCCGACGGTCGGCAGTGCTACCAATGAGGGGAGCAAGGAGCCGCAGACCGAGACATCCACGATCACGTCAACTGGTATCTATGTACCGTCTCAAGGCAAATGGTTCGACCACGGCGAGACGACGCCCAGCACGGACCCGGAGGCCTACGCCAACTGGTTCAGCGCCGTCCAGGTCCCCGGCGCGCCGCCTGCCCCCTATCCGATCAAAACGGTGTCCGGTAATCCCGTTATCATCACCGACGGCGCTGATAACATGGCGGTGGAGGCCATCTCCGCGTCCATCAACCCCGCGCAAAGCGGCAGCGGCGAACCCAGCCCGGACAACGTGCGGACCATCTCCGCGCGCAGCGCCTGCACGCTCACGGTTCGCGGCGACAGCGAGGGTGAGGGCGCCGATTACACCGTCGATTGGGAGACGGAGGCGGGCTCGATCTATGGCGGCGCGCTGAACCTGACCACCGGCGAGCTGACGGTGGACAGGGTGATGCTGGTGCTGAGCGATCTGACGTGGAGCTGGCACGCGGCCACCCAGTCCTATACCGTCAACAGGGGGACGGCCCAGCCCGTGCTGAAGTCCGGCCCGATCGTCTGCGAGACGCTGCCATATGTGACCCGCGCCAGCCTGCCGACGGCCGCCATGGGCATCTCCATATCTGACTCCGGAACGAGCCTGTTCGCCAAGGACGGCGTCAACACCGGCGACGAGGGCACGAGCGCGTTCATGGCGGGCATTGACGGCGTCAAGGCGGTGTTCTACCTCACCGAGTCGCTGACCTATCAGCTCGACCCCGTGGAGGTGCGGACGCTGCTGGGCGTCAATACGATCCAGGCGACCACCGGCCCCATCACGGTGTCCTATCACTCCGACCCGTCCTTCGACGTCTAAGGGGGCATAATCATGCTATACATCGACGGCGACGTGATCTCCATCACCAAGGGCGACGACGCCGTGCTGGAGATCACCATCAACAGGTCCGACGGCACAGTGTATGAGATGGAGCCCACGGACACCCTGACGCTGACCGTCCGGGAGAAGCCATGTGAGGCCTGCCCCGTGCTGCTGACCTCGACCTCCGCGCCGGGGAGCAACCGCATCATCCTCACCGGCGACGGCACCGGGGCCATCTGCCCGGGCCGCTACAGCTACGACGTGCAGCTCAACCGCGCGGAGGGCAGCCGGTTCACGGTCCTGCCGGACGACATTGAGCCGGAGCTGCGCGGGCGGGCGGTCAACTGGCAGAACTTTATCGTTATGGGGGAGGTTACGATACCATGAGCGAGAACAACGTCAACGGGATCACCGGCGCGGACGTGGCGACCACCACCGGCATCGTCGGCGCTACTATCGCAATAGGCCAGTATATCGTCAATGATTATGTCATCACCATCGCCGAGGCCGAGGGCGACTATGGCTATACCATGACCATCACCAGGGGCACCGAGACGCAGACCGTGACGCTTTACGGCCTCACCGCGGAGCAGTATGACGCCATGCTGGGCTATCTCCAGCAGGCGCAGGAGGCCGCGCAGAGTGCCCAGACTGCCGACCGTGATGCTCAAGCGGCGCTGTCGCGTGCCCTTAATGCAGCCCTTGCCGCCGCTGATAGTGAATCGAATGCTGCTGAGCACGCCTCTGAATCCCTGGAACAGGCCGGTTTTGCGCTGCAATCCGCGAATGATGCACAGGCGGCCAGCACAGCGGCCCAGAGCGCACAGCAGCAGGCACAGGCCGCTCAGACCGCCGCAGAGACCGCAAAGACTATCGCCCAGACAGCCCAGGCCGCCGCTGAAGTTGCCCGGACCGCTGCTGAGACCGCTGAGACCAACGCGGACACCAGCGCGTCACAGGCGTCACAGAGCGCGACGAATGCAGCTCAGAGCGCCACGGACGCGCAGCATGTACTGGACAGCATCCCGGCGGACTATACCCAGATGGAAGCGGACGTTGCTGACTTAAAGAGCCAGACAGATGCGATGTCCACCGCTACGGCAACGGATGTCGGCAAAGCGCTATCTCCCAAAACCGTCACAGGCGGCAAAGTCACAGAGTGGAAATTCGTCTCCGCTGGCGGCGGGGGTGGCGGCGGTGCTGTTGATGATGTGCAGGTCAATGGCGTTAGCGTATTGAACGATGGCGTGGCGAATGTGCCTGTGGCTGGCTTGTCTAATCCAGGCGTTGTAATTGTTGATGGGCATGGATTGCAAATGGATAGTAGCGGTAGGCTTGATATACAGTATGCAAATACAGCCAGGATTAAAGCCGGTACTAATGTGTATTACCCAATCACACCGTACAAGCAAAATGAATCCACCTTCTACGGCCTTGCTAAAGCCGCTGGCGACAACACACAGTCCGTATCTGCAAACGCTGTAGGTCAGTATACCGAATCCGCGAAGTCCGCTATCTCCGAAATGCTGGGCGGCTCCGTTGCCGTCACAGGCACAACCCCGTCCATCACCGCTCTGCCGGGTGTGCGCTACGTCTGCGGCGAAGTAAGCACCATCGACATTACCGTTCCCGCCACGGGCATCATCGACGTGGTGTTCACAAGCGGAGCGACCCCGGCTGTGCTGACTGTGACACCGCCGACAGGTATGACGATGAAATGGGCGAACAGCTTCGACCCGACTACGCTTGAAGCAAATACCGTCTACGAGATCAACATCATGGACGGCAGTCTGGGGGTGGCTGGAACGTGGATTTGATGCGACGACGGCGGGAGATTTTAGCAATATCGCAAAATCCGTATATTATGGTTGACTACCTCGGGGCTAACGGTACTCAGTATATTCAGACGGATTATACTCCTGTTGAAAATGACGAAATCGATGTCAAGTTTTATTTTGATGACAACAGAACAGAAGCTTTGTATTCAGCGGGAAATGGAAGTTATCAATCCGTGGCGATAATATCAAACGGCACTTTGTATGTGAGGAACTTTTCAACGAATGCCGCAAATATGGGGCAAATCGCAAAAGACGCATGGCGTCTGCTGCGTATATATTATACTGGGGCGTGCATCTTATATAGCGAATCGGGGTCGATACTGGCACAAGCAAATACGCAATATCAAGGAGCACTTGATGGGGATAACGTAGAATTGCGCTTGTTCAAAAGGGCTAACAATAATCAGCCTTTTCATGGCAGAATATCCGAATTTACCATAACAAACAACGGTGCTACTAAACTCCACCTCATCCCATGTGTCCGCAAGTCCGATAGTAAACCCGGTATGTACGACACCGTTTCCAAAACCTTCTACACTAACGCTGGCACGGGCGAGTTTATCGTTCCGGCATAAAGAAAGGAGTAATAACAATGCGTAATATTTTTATAGTCAACGCCACTCAGGTTGTCATCTCCGACAGCCACCCGGAAGGACTTTTTAGCACCATCAGCGGCTATCCTAAGACCTTTGATAGCCGCAACTATCCTACCGCTGACGGCAATCCCAACGGCGACAGCGAAGCGGCGCTCCGTGCGGCGAAAGCCGAGTATTTCTCCCGCCTGTCCGCGAACTATGCTGGCAGCGCGACCCGTGTCATGGCGACTGTCACGCTTGAAACCGCGCAGGGCAGGACTATCATGGCTGAGTGTATCGGCGCGTTCCCGGACATGACACCCGCCCCGGAGCCTGAACCCGAACAGGCAGAGTAAGAACATAAGCCCCCGGAAGTCTGCGGACTGACCGTGAAAGCTCGACGACCTACGGGCGCATGAGAAAGGCACATCGTCCTTTGTAATCGGACACTTTAAATCAGTAACCGGGAGGTGAGATAATGCCCATTGATTTCAACAAGTATATCCTATCCACCACCACGCACTACATCAGTAACAGCGGCAAGGACGAGCACAGCGGCACTAAAGGCGGTGCCGCTGGCGACCAGACGGGCCATGAGTGGGAGCTGCGCAAGTGGTATAATCGCCCGTGGACGGTGATCCTGCGCTATCCCAATCAAGCTGTGGCCCTGACCATCGCGAAGCTGGGCATTGCCGCCGCGCTGAATGACAAGATCGGATATGACCAGAGCCAGCGTGGGACATACTGGAAGCAGCTTAAAAAGGCGGACTATGACCCGTCGAAGATCACCACGGCCTGTGAGGAGGATTGCACAGCAGGCGTGTCCAGTAATGTGCGCGGAGCAGGATATGTCCATGGCATCAAGGCATTGCAAGATGTCCCCATCTGCACCAGTCGTAACATGCGGGCGCAGTTTACCAAGGCCGGATTTGTCGCGTTGACGGCATCCAAATACCTGACCAGTCCGAAATACTTGCTCCCCGGTGACATCCTGCTTTACGAATCCCACCACAGCGCGACCAACATCACCTGCGGGCTGTCCGTGCGCGCCGAGTGGCATCCGGGTACGCCTTCCCCCGCCCCTGCTCCTGTCGAGGGTCTGCGCAGGGGCGACAAAGGCCCGGAGGTCAAGGCCATGCAGGAGGCGCTGATGATGGCGGGCTGGTCCTTTCCCCGCTACGGTGCGGATGGGGACTTCGGTGCAGAGACCGAAGCCAACGTGAAGGGCTTCCAGCGCACCCACG